TACGCTGTGTCGTTCGGTCAAGCCGTCATGTCGAACCCTGCCTCATCGGCAGCGGAGCGTGCCGCGATTCTGCCGTTGGGAATGATCCCCGGTCAGGAATATAAGACTGGCGATCCGAACTCGGATGAGATGCAGAAATCCTTTGAAGAGGATTTCGGCATGAAAGCAATGTCGTCGTTCATTGACTTCTCCCAACAGTCTGTTGGTGATGGACTCACCCTGGCCGCTAAGGGTATGCGGATTGGTGTAGGTGCTACCCGTCTTGGTGCGGCCACATCGAAGGCTGACAAGGCTGCCCATGTGGGCAAGTTGAGCAACCTGTTGGAGGCTTCCCGCGTGAGCGGGGAGAAGAACGCTCTCGGTGATTTGTCGAACTGGTTGGTGGAGCAGACGGGTTCTAAGGGTGAGGCGGCTATTCGTGCCCGCTTAAAGAAGATGGGTGCCGGGGATCGTGCCGATGTGGCTCACCTGTTTGCCCGTACCGATAACCGGGAGAAGATGGACCTTCTCCTGCGTGCATCGTGGAATGACAAGGAAGCAATCAAGGAGCTTCGCTCCGTTGACACTTCCGCCTATGTGGAATACCTGCGACGCAATGATGAACTTGGAAACAAGTTTGCACAGAAGGCTGCTTGGGACCCTAGTGAACCTGGCAAGACCCTCACTGAGCAAGGGTTCGATAAGGCGCTGAAGGAAGACCCGAACCTTGCACCGGACTACATCCGGTCGGTAGCTGAACGTAACCCTAGCCTTGCCGCCGATTTGAACATGGCCTTGTCCCCTGAACTCAATGTGGTGGGTGCTCTCGGTCAGGCGAACTTGACGAACAAGATTCGCCCCATCGCTGCCATGCAAAACAAGTCAGCCGAGAAGCTGGCCGAATCAGATTTCGGTTTCGCTAAGGGTGCCAGGCTGTCCCGGTACAACGAATCCAAGTGGGCTGTGCCCATCAATGTCCTGCGTTGGCCTGCCCGTGAGAAGCCTAGTGGCGTTGTTGGAACCAAAGGTATCTCTAAGGAAGGTTCCACTGCGGAGATTGAGGCGTTCCTCAACTCTCCGAAGGTGTTGCGTGATTCTCGTTTCGCTGAACTGAAGAACAACCTGATGTCCCATTGGGGTGCGAACTCGCACCTTGATGCCAGGGCATCCGGTGCTGTGCAGCATGTTGAAGCCAAGGTCATGCAGGCGATGGCTGAAGAGTATGGCAAGAAGGCTCTTGCCGCCCGTGGTTACGTGTCAGGTGATGCGAAGTACGGTGAGCGGCTACAAAGTTTCGTTAACGACAAGATGACGGCCTTCCAAGAAGTGCAGCGTATGCGTGACCGTGAACATATGACGTTCGTTGAGCGCGGGTATGCGATCAACCAGTCAGGGATCAACGGTCCCGAACTGATTAAGTCCCCGGAACTGTCCGCACATTTGCGTGAATCAGTTCCCATGCTCGACATGAACTTGTTCGAGCGCAGCCTGAAGCAGTCAGCGAAAGACCCTAGCTTCAAGTGGACTGCCGATGAGGCGACGAAGACTTCTCTCGGTGCGAAGGCTGTGAAACTGAACAACAGTTTCCAGTCGGTGTGGCGTCCCGCAGTGTTGCTTCGTGCCGCCTACCCGATTCGTAACACGACAGAGGGCTATGCCCGTGTCCTTGGGTTTGTTGGTTTGCACAGTGTGTGGCAGGACTCGTTAGAGACTGCCGGGAACATGGCTGTCAATACTGGCCGTCGTATCGCCCGTAAGACGGGTTCGGTGAACCGGGCGAACAAGAACGTGAACGCTAAGTCCACACTGCTTGATGAGCGTATGGGTATCTTGGCCGATCAGCGGGCAGCTGTCCAAGCGCAGACCGATGAGATTCTTCGTGTCGGTGGTGACGGGTTCGACTACGACAACCTTGTCAATGATCTGCGGGCTGGTGCGCTTGATGCCGGTGATGAGGCGTCGAGTGTTGCCCAACTCAACGGCAAACTGTCGTTTGACTTGAACACACATCTTGATGATGTGACCCACTTGGCAGTGGGTGAGGCTGACATTGCTTCGCTGGAATCGAAGCTGTCAGCGGCTCAGGGCAAGTTTGATCGTGCCGGTACGAACCGACACATTGGTTCAGGTGAACTGTCCAAGACGCTGCCCGATGGCACAGTTGCCACTGTGCCCGATGCGTTCTCCGGCAAGCTCGGAGAGGTTGCACTAGGCAAGGTTGCTAACGACGATTCGTGGGCCTACATGTCTGGTGCTGTTGCTACCCGCCGCGAAGGCGAGATGCGTAAGCGGTTGCAGGTTGTGGACGGCATGGTCACTGCCGATGACCTGGACAATTACAAGCAGGCTGTGTTTGATGCGTCGAACAAAATCTTCCGCGACAATGTAGTCACTCAGATGCGGTTGGACCCGACGAAAACGTCGGACGATTTCCTTGCCTGGTTCTACTCCAAAGAGGGCAGGTTTGAGCAGGAAGCTCAACACCAGTTCGGTCGTAACGTCACCGATCAGGCAGCCATGAAGACATGGTTTGATGCCGGTCGGGAGAACCTTCTTAAGACGTTCCCTGATGACAAGTTCCGTCAGAAGATTGCTGCCGGAACTGTCACTCAGTCCGACGTGGAACGGTATGTGGCAACGGTTGGCCCCGACAACCTGCCACCCGTCATTGGTGATGTGACCCTCGACTTGCATGGTGCCACGAAAGAGGGTGGCAACTGGTGGACCCGGTTCACCCAGAAGGCGTTTCATGCGATGGGTGCCGTACCGGAAAACACGCTGGTCCGTCAGCCGTACTACAAGGTCCGCTTCACGCAGTACATGGACGCGAACCTTCCTAAGCTTGATTCGGAACTGGCGGCTAACGCTGATGTGATGGCGAAGGTGACGAACGAGGCGCACCGTTATGCGCTTCGTCGTCTACGTCGCGACATTTACACCATTCAACGGCAGAAGAATCTGCCGTCGATGATTGAGAATGTGTCCCCGTTCTGGACTGCCCAGGTGAACACGGCAACGACGTGGCCCCGCATTTTCGCGGAGAAGCCTGAGTCGATTGCCGGTATTGCCCGCACCTACACGCGGATGCGTGAGGCGGGAATGATTGACGATGAGGGCTACTTCAACCCGATCCCGGGCTGGACTCCCACCGTTGGTGGAATGGACTTGAAGATTCCGGTGACGAACGTGTTGTCCATGTTCGCCGGTAATCCATCGGATGCGGTGGAGAACATGCCGGGTGGTCCGGTTGTGGGGTTCTTCGCCCCATCTGCCGGTCCACAGTTACAGGTGATTGTGTCCGAGATGCAGAAGGGGACGCCAGGGTTTAAGCAGCTAGCTGATCTACTGCCGGAGGATGCCCGTAAGAAACTGTTTGAACTTGGTAACCCGATGGGTATGTCTACCGAGTTCGGTTCGTTCGACATGTTGTTGCCGTCGTGGGGGCGTCAAGCTCTTGCCGGTATTCAGGGTGAAGGTAACGGAACCTACGACGCTATGGCGGCGAAGGTGACTCAGATTGAACTGGCAAAGTTCGATCAGGGTTTGCGTACCACGATGCCGACGAAGGATGAGATTGGCACCCTAACTAATCAGGTGTTCTTGGGTCTACTGGTGGGAGCCTTCACGGCTCCTGGTGCCCCTCGGGCTGTGTCACCTGTGTCCACGATGATTGACATTTCTCGTGGCTACCAGTCGAAGTATGGATACCTGGAAGGGACTACCAAGTTCCTTGAAGTGTATGGGGAAGAGTGGGCTGCTGCCCTCACGCATGGAACGAAGAACCAACTCGGGTTCGGTATGCAACAGAACCAAGACACGTTGAAGTTGATTCGTGACAACCCTGCCTTGGTGGAGAAGATTGCCCAGACAGGTGACACCGAGATGGTGTCACTACTCATGGGGTCTAACCCGATGGGTGAATATGACGAGTCGGGTTCGGCACGACGCATCATGCTGCAAACCCAGATACCTGGCTCGGACTCCAAAATGTTGGAAGCTCAAACACCGGAACAGATCATGGATGCGTTCCAGACGGAACGCGGGTGGCGGGAGTTCCGTCAACAGTATTCGGCTTGGCGTGACGCCAAGGTGGATACATGGGTGAAGAAGTACGGGTCCACAGCCGATATTCCGTCAGAGAAGTGGAAGGCATTGAAGGCTCGTCGCGAGTCCGTTATTGCTTCTATCGGTTTGACGAATGAGACGTGGGCTTCTAAGTACAACGCCACCAACGACAAGGGTCGCAAAGCATTGGGCGCTTTGCGTGCCATCAGGTCGGATAAGAAGTTCTGGCCGAAGGCATCGTCTGATCCGTACTGGCAAACAGTGTCCACGTTCATTGACTTGCATGACGAAACGTCTTCTGCTCTTAAGGGTGGTAAGCCGAAGAATCCGGCGCAGTCGCCGGATGAGTTCTTTGCATGGAATGACAAGAACAATGCGAAGAAGGGGTACAACTTTGCCCCTTCTCAGCAGGCAAAGTTTCGGGCGAAGGTGATGAAGGAGTTCAACACTGCCGGGTCGGAACGTAACAAGCAGTGGCAGTTGGCGAAGTACAAGGCTGGTGTTGAGGAACTGCGTCGTAAGAACGTGACGTTCAACGACATGTTTGACCGCTGGTTCGGTAGCGAAGACTACGACGACAACGCTTTCTAGGAGTATCTGTGGCTATTAATCTCGGCGGTGCAGTCGGTGAGCAAGAAGTTGATGCGAACTGGTTGAAGAACAATAAGCCTCGCCCCCCAAAGTCTTCATCTGGTGGTTCGTCTTCTGGCGGCTCCTACGGTGGAGGCGGCAAAGGTTACGGCGGTGGAGGTGGTGGTGGCGGGGGCGGCTCTGCCGCACCCAAGACTTCCTCGAAGGCTGAAGCCCGCGCTGTCCTGTTTGCAGGGTTGGCGTCCATCCTTGGACGTAAGCCCACGAAGTCTGAGATCAACGCCTACCACAAGGCGTTGGGCATTTTTGAAACCGAGAACGCCGATGGCGGCATTTCGGCGGATATGAAAACCCAGATGATGTCGGACTTTGTTGACGATGACCCTGACCTTCGGGCGGAGCGTCGCAGCTACGAGGTTGCGACAAAGTACTTCTCCGCGTTCGCTAAGGCGATCCAATCCCCTGTGAGTATTTAGTGGCAGCGAAGAAGAAGGCGAAGCCAACCAAGGATGCTTTGAAGTCTGCTAACGCGAAAGCGATGGGGACTTACGAAAAGAATCATGCGGCATGGAAGAAGTCCCTTGACCGCAAGCTTGCCGCTATCAACAGCGGCAAGGGTTCTGCGGCGTCGAAGGCGAAGGCTCGTGCCGCTGTCAAGAATCAGATGGCGGCGTCGAAGCCTGCGAAGCCGACGATGGGTGGGGAACTAGCCCACCAGTATGGGTGGGCGCAGGCTCTCCTGTTGTCCGATCCTGGTTTGAAGAACTTGTTCGCTGAGGCTGTGAAGGGCCAGTGGTCAACAGATCGTTTCAACGCCCAGTTGCAATCGACTGCCTGGTATCAGCAGCATTCGGAGTCGTGGCGTAACTCCGAGACGTTACGCCTAACTGACCCTGCCTCATGGCAGCAGGAGGTTGTGCAGCGTAAGGAAAAGTTTAAGTCCACGGCGATGGAGTTGGGTGCCCGTCTTGATGACGGGGAACTCAACCAGCTTGCGGACTTGGCTGCCCGTGGTGAATGGAACGACGACCAGATTAAGCATTGGGTTGCGTCCCGTCTTGACGTTGATGAGAACGGTGGCTTGTTCGGTTTAGCCGGTAAGGCTGAGGACCAGTTGAAGGCGTTGGCTGGAGCCAACGGTATTTCAATGTCACCGGACTGGTATCAGCAGAAGGCACGCAGTGTGCTGCTTGACGATGCTGACATCACCGAGTTTGAGGGTTTGATTCGGGAGCAGGCCGCGCAAACATACGGCGGCTGGGCTGACCGTATTCGTGCCGGTGAGAACGTTCGCGACTTGGCTGGACCTTACGTGCAGTCGATGTCTCGGGTGTTGGAGATTCCTGAGAACGATGTGTCGTTGCAAGACCCGACGTTGCGTAAGGCGATCACGAACACGACACCTACGGGTGACCCTGCGGTGTCACCGTTGTGGCAGTTCGAGAAAGAGCTTCGGTCTGACACCCGTTGGAAGACGACGAAGAATGCTCAGCAGACCGCTGCTGAGTCAGGCATGGACGTGTTGAAGCAGTGGGGGTTGGTGAAGTAATGGCCCTTGAAAATCAGAACACTTATGACTATGTGCGGCAGCAGTTCGCACAGTTCGGGCTTGAATCCTTGTTCGGCCAGTTGGAATCCATTTGGCAGGAGGGCTTCACCCAGCAGGACACTGCCGTCATTTTGTCGCGACTGTCGCAGACAAATGAGTACAAGCAGCGTTTCTCCGCCAACGAGAAGCGCAAGCAGCAGGGGTTGGCGGAGCTAACACCTGGCGAGTATGTGCAGTTGGAAAACCAGTACCGCGATTTGACGAAGACTGCGGGCCTTGCCCGCTATTTCACTGGTGACGATTTCACTAAGTGGATTGAGAATGATGTGTCTCCGATGGAGGCACAGCAGCGGGTTGCTACTGCGAAGAAGGCCGCTGAGCAGGTTGATCCGGCCTACAAGCAGGCGATGACGGACATGTATGGGGTGGACTCTGATGGTCTTGCCGCCTACTTTTTGAACCCGGAACGTACGACTGCTGTGCTTGAGGCACAGCACAATGCTGCTGTCATTAAGGGCACTGCCTCCAACTTCAAGGTGAACCTTGATGCCGGTACGGCTGAACTGTTGGCCGGCCAGGGTGTTGGCGGGCAGGAAGCCCAGCAGGGCTTCGGTCGTGTGTCCGATCAGCGTGATGCTGCTGGCCGCCTTGGCGCTTTGTACAACTCGGACATTACCCAGGATGATCTTGTGAAGGAACAGTTCGGTATGGCTGGTGGCACTGATGTGACCGCGAAGAAGAAGAAGCTTGCATCGAAGGAACGTGCCGCATTCAGCGGCACCAGTGGCATTGCTCAAGGCTCGTTGAGCCAGAAGAAGCAAGCCATCTAAATCCCGCTGAACACTTTGCAGGGTTTCCATACTGCACTTTGCAGTTTCCGTTTCTCGAAACTGCATGTTTCGCATAGTGCGAAACACCACTTTTGAAGAAACACAAATACCCCAGGGACTTGATCCCTGGCCCGACGTGCGCGATGAGAGCGGTGTAGCCCACGGGCAGCCCTCTTGCGTCCCACCGCGCACGTTTCTGTGCCCATAGCTCAACTGGTAGAGCAGCGGTCGCCAAAACCGTAGGTCGAGGTTCAAGTCCTTGTGGGTATGCGATTAGCCAACCCCTCTGCAATGTCAGCAAGGGTTGTGGCGGGATACCGCCTGACGTTCCATTCCGTTGCGTATCCGAATGGACATTCCCACACCGAAAAGCGCTGAGTAGGTGTGGTCAATGCTTGCGGCCCCCTGCGGGGGATAGCCGAAGGCAGTCAAGAAGTTCCTTGAGTTCTGGGGTCTTGACTGCCGCCCATTCTCCATCGTCTACCGACCGGCCAGACGGTGAGTACAAGCCCGGTAGCAACAGCCACCACAACACGCCCCGTTTTGTGGTGAGGGTTGCGTAACACAGAAAAGGTACGGGTGTAACCACCATGAGTAATTTCGACCTGGATGACTGGGACGACGAAGAAGAAGAAACCTCCACTGGTCCTGCGAATCTTCGCAAGGCTCTCAAGGATGCTCAACGAAAGTTGAAGGCAGCCGAACAACAGTTGGCTGACCAAGGCAAGACGATCCGTAAGCGCACCATTGGTGACGCTATTGCAGCCAAGGGACTTAATCCCAAGTTGGCTGCGCTTGTGCCATCTGACATTGAATCGACTGAAGAGGCGATCAATGCGTGGGTGGAAGAGTTCGCTGATGTGTTCACACCTGCGAGTGTGAACAAGGAACCTGAGGGTGGCTCCGAAGGTTCTGAAGGACAGGTCGCCAACCAGTCTTTCTTCACTGAAGAAGAACTTGCTGCACAAGGGATCATCAACCGCGCTAACGGCGGTCATGCCGCACCTCCTGGAAGTGAGGCATCAACTTTTGAAAAGTTGATGGCGTCCGATGGAAACCCGGAAGACATTCTTCAAATTGCTCAGGGTGGGTAGCAAGACAACCCTTATCCCATCTAGCAAGTTAGGAGGTGATGTTGGTGACTAACTACTACTCCACCACGGCAGATATTACTGGCCCCCCGGTAGGTACTGGTTCCGCCAACCTCATCACTACCGCTTACGACAAGATGGTCGGCTTTGCGTTGCGTTCGGAACCACAGTTCCGCGCCCTCATCTCAAAGCGTCCAGCTGACGTAAGCCATGCAGGTTCCGTTGTTCGACTTCAGAAGTATGCAGACCTTACGGCTGTGTCTTCGGCTCTCACTGAGAACGTTGACCCTGACTCGGTTGCCATCGGCAACACGAGCTATGTGGACATCACTCTCGCTGAGTACGGCAACTCGGTTTTGACGACTGAGAAGTTGGCTCTTGAGTCGCTGTCGGCTATTGATCCTGCTGTCGCCAACCTGGTTGCATTCAACATGCGTGACTCTCTGGACTCTCTTGTCCAGACTGTGATGCGTGGCAACCTTCGTCGCGTGAAGAACATTGCAGGCACGTTGACTGCTGTCACTGACGGTACCGCCACGGTGTCCGGCATTGATGCGGCAGACAAGATCACGTCTGCTTATGTTCGTTACGTGGTGTCGAAGCTGCGTGCAGCGTCGGCGCAGACGATTGGTGGCAAGTTCGTCGGGTACGTTCACCCAGATGTGTCGCACGATCTTCGTGCCGAGACGGGTGCTGCGGCTTGGCGCGATGTTCACAACTACTCCGGTGCAACAGCGGTGTGGGCGGGTGAAATTGGCGAATATGAAGGCGTCCGTTTCATTGAAACCCCGCGCTGCTACCAGGCAACTGATGGTGAAAGCTCCGCGAAGGTTTCGCGTAGCTACATCCTTGGGGCTGAGGCTTTGGCTGAGGCTGTCGGTCGTGAGCCGGGTGTTGTTGTTGGCCCAGTCACGGACAAGTTGATGCGTTTCCGACCTTTTGGTTGGAAGGCTCTGCTTGGTTGGGGCATTTACCGCCAGGAAGCTATCTGGCAACTCAACCACGGAACGACTTACTAACAGTAAGTAACTTCCGTTGTGCCCTGTCCCTACCCCCCAACTCCGGGGTAGGGGCGGGGTACACCCACTGGAGGACGAATGGAACTGACGGCGGCACTGAACGCCATTGCTGGCACTACTGGGCTGGAAGCCCAGGGTGCAGCGAATGTGATTGCCGGTACCACTGACCGCGACCTTGTTGCGGCCTTGAACATTGTTGCTGGCAACACCACTTATATCGAGTTGCAGGGTGTGTTGAATCAGCTTGCTGGTTCTTCTGGTCTTGGCTTGAACGCTGCCGCTACCGCCTGGTACGAATCAATCTAGGGACAACGCTATGGCTCGCACTCTTACCGGTACATATTTGAAGCCTGACGGTTCCCCTGAACGCGGCAAGGTGCTTCTTGCACCTGCCGTCGCCATCAGTTCTTCTAGCTCCACAGTCCTACCAACGCCTTCGAGTGTTCGACTGGATTCCTCTGGGTCTTTCTCGATTGCCTTGGAGGCAACCGACGATGCCTCATGGGCACCCGATGGGTGGACATGGAAGATCGTTGAAAAGATTGAGGGCGGTCGTACTTTCTATTTTGAGCTACCTGAGGATGACGGCGGTGACATTGATCTTGCTGATGTAACTCCCTTGTATACACCTCCTGCGGTGGTGTCCTTTGCTGGCCCCCGTGGTTTGACCGGTACGACTGGTGCTACTGGCCCGACAGGGCCAACAGGTGACACCGGACCGGCAGGGCCCACAGGACCAACCGGCCCGACTGGTGCTACCGGGCCAACAGGTGAAACCGGACCCCAAGGCGACACGGGGCCACAAGGCGCGACCGGCCCAGCCCCAGACACCTCCGCGCTGCTCGTCAAAGCCAGCAACCTCTCCGACGTCGCCGACGCTGAGACGGCACGCCAAAACCTTGGCCTCGGTGACGCCGCCAAACAAGACGTAGGAACCACCGCAGGAACGGTCGCAGCGGGGGATGATTCACGGCTGACGGATGCACGAACACCGACAGACGGCTCGGTGTCCACCGTAAAGATCGCAGACGGGGCAGTGACCCCGATCAAGGTCGGCTCCCGGTACGTCGCCAAAACATCGGCGTACACGGCGACCGCTGCCGATGAGGTGATCGACTGCACCAGCGGAACGTTCACCGTGACTCTGCCGTCTGCGGCAGGGGTCGCGGGGCGGATGTTCACGGTCAAGAACTCGGGTACGGGTGTGGTCACGATTGGCCGCACCTCATCCCAAACCATCGACGGAGTGAACGCCAACGTCGTGCTCAATGGCAAAGGCTCGTTCACGGTGCTCTCAACCGGTGCCGCTTGGATCGCGATTCAAGGCAGCTACACGGACGAGTCTGTTGGTCGGCGCATCTTCACGTGGGATCAGGTGAATGGACGCTGGCAAATGACCTACGGGGACACCGGATGGCGCGACGTTTCCGCGAGCTTGGTGAACGGCTGGGTGCTCGCGGTGGCTGTCAGCTATTGCCTGATTCGTAGAACGAACGGCCAGGTGCAGCTAGTCGCGCGACTGAACCCTGCTGCGGCGACCGCTGACAAGTTCCTGTCTGCGATCACTGGGTTCGGCGGGTGGTCGGGGACGCTTTGGCTGGGCTTGGCTACCTCCTTTGTGTCTGACGTGGGCTCGGCGTGGTTCCAAAGCGGATCGACTGGGTGGGGCTGTCGCCGGGCGACGCATGGCGCGGCTACGAGCGTTTACATCTCGATCACTCACGACGTCGGCGACGGCACGGCCTGGCCCACGTCGCTACCCGGCACTGCCTCCGGTTCGATTCCCACCTAGGAGACCCCATGACCGAACAGCCCCTAGACGCAGACCCGTTCATCCCTACCGGTGTCGATGCGACCCCGGAGCAAGTCGCCGTGATGCTAGCCGACGATGTTCTCCCGGTCGAAGCGCTCACCAAAATGCCGGAACGGCAATATCCCACGGCAGCGCAGATCACGAAAGCAGCAGAGGCATCCGAGAAGCCAACCCGTGACGTCATGGACCGGCTAGCACCGCTCACCGAGCAAGCAACCGGGAAGATCACGAAAGCCCAACTCACCGCACGCCTCGACGCCGCCAAACCGGTGAAGCCGGGTAAGGGCTAGCCGATGGAAGCGCAGCCGATCATCGGGTTGGGTGAGATCGCTTCCGCGCTCACCGCGATCAGCATCCTCGCAGGTGTAGTGATCTTCAAGCCGTGGAACGCACTCGCGAAGCGCAGAGCTGAACGCAAGGCGGCGACTGAGGCCGCGTTCACGGCGATCGCTGAGCACAGGAAACTTCCGGCTTGTCTACTTCACCGCAGCGAAGACCGAGTCCATCACCAAGATCAGCACCTGGGCAGCCACGGCAGCGGCAGCGACCCCGACACTCTGCCGCGTCGGCATCTACACGATCGACGGCAGCGGCAACCTGACGCTCGTCGCCTCGACCACAAACGACACGGCAATGTGGTCGAGCAACGGCGTGGAGTACGAAAAGACTCTGGACGTGGGTTTCTCCAAAGTGGCGGGTACGCGCTACGCGGTCGGAAGTCTCTGCGTGACCGCCGCATCGGCTCCGGCGCTTGCTGGGATGCAGGGCAGCAATCCGCTCATCAATGCCATTGCGCCACGGCTAGCCGGGACAGTGGGCAGTCAAACCGACCTCCCCGCGAGCGTTGCAGTCGGCTCCATCGGCAATACCGCCATTCGCCCGTTCTTCTGGCTCAAGCCCTAACGAAAAGGACACACAATGGGAAAGCAAGCATTCGACCCGGCCTCGATCCTGTCCGACGACGAAAAGGCCGCCATCGTCAATCAGCGCGCGAAGCAATGGGCCGCTGAAGCGTTCAGTCATCAACTCAACCGCGAGGCACTGCTCGCCGCCGATCCCAAGGCCGACACCACCGACATCGACGCCGCGCTGGCGACACTGAGCTCCGCCGTGGAAAACGCAGTCAGCAAGGGCGACGAAATCCAGGCGGCGCGTGAGGCCGTCGAGTAATGACCACGGTGGCGGCAATGGTCGAACTGAACAGCGACTGGATCAGCGGACTAGCGGGGGTAGTGGTGGCTTTATTCGG